CCGGTTTCCTTTGCTCAAAGAATCTCCCAATGGGACCTTTTAATGAGCGACGTTGAGAAAAACGCCTAGTTATTGTAAGTAAATCAACTTTAATATACGATTCGTAGAATCCTAATTTTCAATTACCTTGTAACATGCTGTCTCCATTTCAGAGAACATAAACCAGTATGTCGGTTACATGAAGGAAATTAGTTGTATTAATTAAATAGCTATCAGGTGATAAATATAAGATTATGGAAATCCTAGTTGAATATGAAATCAAAGTTATTTAGAAGAATATATTAATTTATGTATATAGTAATTATAGTGTTGATAAGTGAGATTCAACAACTCTCCATGGGCGAGTATAAGACTTAAGAAGTATGGGATTCTTCATCCCCTTACCCTTTTCTTGCAAATACTGCAACTCCCGTTTGTGTACGAGTTTGTCTATCTTCTTCTGAGAATTTACCTCGACGACGACCCTGTTCCAAGTCAATAAAGTTTTCTTCTTCAGAACCTGAATGGTCCCGGCCGTTACGGCTTTATTGAATTCCTTGAACAATCGAGCATCAGGCTCTGCATAGACGAGGTCACCCTCGACTGCTACAGATTCTCCGTTCTTCACTTTGTATGTAGGTATTGTAAAATAAGTAAGAGGTAAGGTTTTAACTGTAGAATCAGTAATGCGTGAATAATCTTCATTGGGTAATGCTAATGCTTTAAGCGTTGCAACATCCATATAACGTAGTGTGGCATTATGTTTCATTCTCAGTTTCTTAATCAAGGGTTTCTTGGTAACTAGGCGTAAGCCGGTATGGTTACCAGGAAGTTTACCATTCTCAATCAGGCGACGATCAGCACGTTCAGAAACAAAAGAAGCGAATTGCCTCTGATGGAACGGTATATCAGTCTTAAAACCTGTTGGTATTTTGAAGCCCAGACCTCCTCTCTTTTCATGTATAAAATAATTGTATAGACCATTCATGCTAGCCATATTTAGCTCATCCTTATTATAGTATAGGAATCTCTTCATAGCTTGGACTGGGTTAGATGACTTAGAAACAATATCATTTTGATACTCTTTCAAATCAAATCTTCCCGTTCGTCCACTTTTAGATGTTCCTGTAAGGAAAGCAATATTATAGTGATGAATTGGTGTGTAAATAAAGTGACCAGTTCTTGGACAACAACCCGCAGTTGGTCTCTCACCAACCGGAACTCCTTCAAACAGCTCAGTTGCGATAAAACACAACGAGTTGATAGTGAGTACAAATGGATGGAAATAATTCTTCCCGACCGACAGTATGAAACCGGCTTTTGCAATTTCTTGCAACCAAATTTCATAAAACTGTTTATCAGCGCGGAAAAGGATATCATCACCATTCACAAGTACTGGGAGTTTTCTAGGGTCCATGGACATAGGGGGGAGTTTAAAACGTTTCTCAAACGCAATCCAATAACACAATAGATTAATCTGACAAAGAATTGGAAAAGATAGAACCGATCCCATAAGTTGGCCATTGGTCTGCATTACGGATTCAGGTTTCTCTCCGGTCTCTGGATTTTTCGGGGGTGTTAGTAATTGCTCATATAAGTTTCGTCTCAGTATCTCACGGTAATCCTTTGTCATCCGTTGTCCCTTACCTTTATAACCCATATCTTTCAGATTTATCTTAAGAAGGATTTGCTCAAAGGCAAGTTTAGTATAATTGATATTAACTGAATTAGTTGCACCTTTATAATCACCACTAACAAAACCAAAACCGGTGAAATCGATTCCACAACATTTATGTGTGATATCGATCTCTCGCTGATTCAGGTCATACAGATGCGATTGATTAAGGGGTGCACCTATTAAGGCAAATTGAGGAAATGTCTTCAGATGACTTGCCATCCGCTTTTGGATGTCGCGGGATAACCATTGTCTCAAATCCGCACCTTTAGAAAGAATGCGTATTTTGAGGGGCTCTGGTAACCCAACAATCCTGACTTCGGTAGGCTCGCAGAGGGCGAGATCAAAGAGACCCATAGATTCAAGATCATCAGCAGACTTCATCCATTTCTGGAAGTTATCTGACCAATCACCTTGATAAGGGTCGT